GGGGCGAGCGCAGTAAATTATCTTGAAATTACCAATGCCGCCACAACAAATGACCCTAAGTTATCTGCGGCTGGTAGTGATACCAATATTGGTATTGAAATTGAATCTAAAGGAACCGGGCTAATAACATTAGATGGTAATGTTTTGATGGGGGAAGTCGTCGGGACTTACGGGACCGCACCTAGAAACTTGAACTTAATTGGCCCGGATGCAGTTATGCGAGTTGCCCGAACATCAACACTTGCCTACGCTCCGGCGATGGAATTGATTCACCTATCTTCAGATGGAAACACCACCAACGCATATTTTGACATTTTTTTAGAAACAGACAAACTTCAATTTAGAGATAGAACAACTGCTGGTGGCGCAGGTCAAGCGGCAGGAATTGAAATCCTTACTCTCATGGAGGGAACAGGTAAAGTTGGAATTCAAAATCCCTCACCTACTGCTGACTTAGACCTTGTGGACGGGGGAACATTCCGTTCAACAAGGCTTCTAACTGTCAATATTACGGCTGACGATACTTTAACTGAAAGTGAACACGCCGGTAGGTATTGTTTTGTAACGGGTGCTAGCAGAACTATTACTTTGGGGGCGACAACGGCTGATGTAGCGGCAGGTATTCATTACACTTTAATTAGTAACGACGCCAACGGCTTCACACTAACTTCCACGAAAACAATGAATGGTTCATCTGATGATATTACCGTTACTGCGAGAAACGCTGTAACTATTATTGCCGATGGGTCTAATTATGTTGTATTAGGTGCGTGATTAAAATGTATTTGGGTGTTGCTGGTGCTTGCGCTGAACAGAAAGCAAATGCCTCCACTACCGCCTATACTTTAGAAGGCATCACCTTCCAAGATACGGGTGACTTCGTTGGGCAATACACAGTTGACTTGGGAATCGGCACGGGGAAGTTGGTGATTATTGACCTTGCAGGGGACTTCGTTGAAGCCTATGACTTTGATGATGCGAGTATGCCAGCCGTTAACGGAAGTGCTAATGAAACTGATAACCCCGGCCTCTCAAATCCCCGTGGGTTCACCTTTGGTGACAACGGTAATTACTACTATGTGGGTGGAACTGCCAGTCCTTGGGTTAGGCGGCTCGCCCTTAGCACCGCATATGATGTGAGTAGTGCTGGAACTGCACAGAACATTAGCAGTTCATTACATAATGCTGGTGTGCAGGGTATCGCATTCAACGACAATGGAACAAAACTCTTCATTGCAGACCAAGGATTCGTCAAGACTGTCACGCTTACAACTGCTTGGGATTTGAGTGCTGGTTCAACCTCAACGCACACAATTAGTAGCACAACTGATAGTGACGGTGACTCAATCAACAATCTCTCCTGTATTCGCTTCAACGCTGATGGAACAAAGATGTTCCTTTCTTACCGCACTTCATTCGGGGACCAAGCACAAACCGCCAATCATCCTAAAATTGCTGAGTTTGACCTAAGCACGGCATATACGGTGTCAACCAAAACATTCGTCCGTCACTTAGATGTTCACCCTTACCTTGGTCTTTATGACACAACGCCCATTCCCCGACCCACATTCATTGGTGGGTTTGATTGGAACTCCGATGGAACTCAACTGTTTATGTCGGCGGTTCACCAAGACGCTTCCGATAGTGTTGGTCCGAAGATTTTGAGATACGCTCTTTCTTGATTCCGCAAGGTTTATTTTCTACACTTGAATGTCGGTGTGTGAGAGTTTCTATCTACGAAGTCGGTCCTAGGGATGGCCTACAGGCCCTTGAAGAATTTGTCCCAACTGAGGTCAAGCAACGGCTGATTGCTTCCCTCTATGAAGCAGGGCTTGAGCATGTTGAAGAAACGAGTATGGTTCATCCTCGCCTCGTCCCCCAAATGGCCGACGCCGAGGAAGTTTTCTCTAAGGGAGCAGTCTTGGTTCTCAACGAGAGAGGATATAAAAGAGCAAAATCGGTAGGTGCTTCAAAAATCAACATAGTATTTTCTCCCTGTGAAACATTTAATTTGAAAAACATGAATAAAACTAGAAGCGAATTAATTCTCATGTATCGTAATTTCTTAGATAAGACTCCTAAAGATGATGTTAGAGTGTATTTGTCAATGGCCTTTGGTAGTCCTTATAGTGGTAGTTTTACTGAACAACAGATTCGCTTGTGTTTGCGAGATGTGAAGATGCTCGGCACTACTGTTGTTTTCTCCGATACTGTTGGGGTTGGGTTGGAGAAGGAAGTGGCTCTCTTTGCTAAACTTGCTAGAGAAGAAGGCCTTACGCCAGCCCTGCACCTTCATCATAAAGGAAAAGAAGAAAGAGCAATGTCATTAGTAAGAGCAGGATTGCTAGCAGGTATTACCCAATTTGATTCTAGCATCGGTGGTCTTGGCGGTTGCCCATTCGTGGAAGAAAGCGGGGCTAATCTTTCTACTGAAACGCTGGCTGAAAGCCTAAATGCTTGGGGTTTTGAAACAGGAATTGATTTGGAAAAACTTCGTAAATCCAGCAAAATCGCTGGAAAAATCAAAATGAAAAAAGGGGCCGCATGGCTCGTCAATTAAGACGAACCATACGACCCCAAAATTCACTTCCAAATACCGTTGCAACTACGGCATTCCCACAGTTTTACCTTTCCATCGGACCCAATGTAGAATCCTTGTATTCTTATTGCAATGGTGCGTTCACCGCAATAAGGGCATTTCTGCCTCAAACTCATTTCTTCTCATCTCGTTGATTCATGAGTCTTTTCATGTATTCTTCAACGGATTGTTCGGTCAAATTAGACCCACCAAAAGCGGCGAAAAACAACAGAATCGTAATCGCCATAAACAAAAAAGTCCCGACCCATTCCCATGTAGACATTACCAATCAACCTCCAAATTCAACATCTCTTCCTTTTCAACAGAGAAAGCCTTGACGATACCGTTCTCTTGACCATACTTCCAAAGGTCATACACAATCTTGGTATCCTTCATACAATACTCAACAACCTTGTCATATTCACCTTGTTTCCAAAGTTTGGGTGCGTCTGCACTCTCCATCAACTTGGAAGTATTGAGGGTGTTTTGGCCTAGGTTTTGCAACTGAAACCGTTCACCATAAGCCTTGGTCAAGATTCTACTTGTGTCAATGTAACGCTTATCGTTCAAGTATTTTTGAACACAGTAAATGTCCATTGAGTCTTTGAGAATCGCCAAATCAAAAGAAGCAATGTTGTGACCAAGAAGCACACCACCCTTCTCAAAATGCTCATCAAGGTCGTATTTCAAATCCCTCAATGACTTGATGATGTTACCCGACTTCGCAAACGAATCCAAAGGCTCGTCAACATACACCGTTCCAACCGAACCGTCCCAAGTAGCGACAGTAGAAACTTGGAACATGTGCGTATTACCAAAACCCCCGATTTCATGGGACATGTTTTTGGTTTCAATGTCCAAAGCAAGCACGGTCATGTAATCACTTCTTGGAGGGAGTGGACCACGCCTGCTTAATCTTCTGCTCGGTTTCATCAACGGACTCAACGGGTTCATCGGTGCGGCGCTTAAGGAAGGCCACAATGTTGGTGTTCGCTACTGTAAGCATGGAACAACACTCCCATCCTTCTTCTCCGTAAGTGTTCAAAGATTCAATGATAACCTTAGGTCCCTTTGTCACATCAAACACGATAAATGTATTTTCCCACTTCATCTTACTCACCTTTTAACTTAATGTAGACTGTTTTTCCTTCTTTTCTAGTATCAAAGTCGGCAGAAATACTCTTGAAGTTGCGATAGATGATTGCTTGTTTCTTCCCGGTTACTCGTTCCACTTCATCAAAGAGTTTCTTCTTCAAGAGGTATCCATCTTCTTCCTTGTCAAGTCGCACATAGGCTTTCAAGATTTCACCATTAAGCGGAGTGACCTTCTGCTTCTCTAGGCTCATTTCTAACCACTCTTTCAATGATTTATAGCAGTTCCGGACGATGAAGGCGGCTTGGTTTACATTGCGGGAACTCACAATAAACCGCTTATCCTTGTCTTTGATGGAGTTGGCCTCAGCCACGCAACAAAGAATTGCAATCTTACCAAGCAAACCCAACCAACGAGTTTGGAAGTTTTTCACAATGTCACGAACAGGACCAACTGAAGAATCACTCCACTTGTCCATGTCGTCAAGACGCATCTGCAAAGTGTCGTTGAAGTTGGGCGAGAAGCGAATGGTAAGGCGAGCATCAGCGTCACCGGTAGAAGACTCCTTGGCCGTTTCATCGTAGCGTTGCTTCGTTGTTTCGTAGACCTTGAACAGGGCATTTGCGAATCGGTCAATGGGCATGTCGCTCTCTTCAATGACACCAAAGTTTGCTACAATCTTCTCACGAATGTTGCGTTGCTTCTCTTCGGAAACATGGCGAACCAAGACCAAGGCTCTTTGGAAAAGACCCGTTTCAACGATAGCACTATCCAAATTCTTTGGGTGGAAAGTAGTGGCTAAGATGGAACGCTCGGACTTACAAACAACCTTTGGCCCTTCCTTGAGTTTCTTAGTAATCCTCCAAGAGGAACCGCAAAGACTGTTGCAGAGCGTGTTGAGGTAAGTGACAATACCTTCCTTGTGTTGAGTTTGCTTGAAGATACCGGAGTTGGAAAACTCGTCCCAACGAGCAAGTCCGTGACCATCCAATTCACCCTTGATGTGATTCCATCGTTGGTTTCCATCTTCGTCAATGTAGGGGTCTTGGTAGCCAATCAAGGCCGCATCCGTGTATTCAACAATGTCAAAGTTGTCGTATTGTTGTAGTGGGATAGAGATTGGCTCCTCGTTAGCATCAATCTCATTGTTGTTGTCCTTTTGGATACGGGCAATCTCTTCCCTAGGAAGATACTTCTCAACCGTGTTGATTCGTTCCCAAAGCATCTCGGAAACAGGCAAAACGAAGTCCATAATAGCAGTCTTACCGGTCCCGGAGTTTTGAATCCAAACAAAGTGCAGTCGGGAGTCGTCGCTTGACTTACCCCTAGGAATATGCACAAATTGTTTCACGGCTTGTCCAATCAACACAAGACAGGTCAATGCGGCAGGAATGTCGTTGTATTTGGAATACTTCAACGCCTCTTGCATCCATTCTTCAATGAGAGCAGGCAACTTTGTTGCTCCCTTGTCTTCTGCGGTTTCTTCTTCAAAATAAATGTCTTCATTCATATTTTCACTTTCCTTTCACTATAAAGAACCTCTAAAATTCTAGAGGCAGTCTTCTCACCTATTCCGTCAATTGTCGTGATTTCGTTGACGGGGTGGAGTCCAATTTCTTGGATTGAGCCAAACTTCTCAATGAGGGCTTTAGCCTTTTTGTATGATACGCCCTTGATTGAACACAATACATCAAGTCGCAAGTCGTCCGTAGTGACTCGCTTAATCAGTTCGGGGCGGATTGCTTCACGGTTGATGGGTTTGATTTTACAGAAGGCAGTAATCAACATTGATGCCTCCTTCTCACTCTCTACCCACATTGGTTTCGTATCCGTGTCCAAAGCGATTCTAGATATGCCTCCCAAAAATTTATTCTTTAAGAGGATTCTTCTGCTCTCTCTAGGCATTTTACTATTGGAGTTGTCAATTACAGTTTCTATTGCATCATCCAAAGAACCGTAAATAATTACAAAGTTTAGGTTAAAGTGCCTATCCATATTGTCAATTTGATTCCAAATTCTTTTTGACATTACAGAACCAAGAAAGTCAATTGTAGACTTTGCTTCAAAGCACATGTCTTCAAAGACATAATCTCCAACTTCAATCCACTTCTTCTCAGTAGTAATTCCTAGATACTTAGCATCTGCTTCTACCAAGCCCACAAGTTTGGAGCCTTCTTTTTCTCGGCTATCAATTACAAGCATCAGTCAACCCACCGTAGCAAACTTGTGTATTTTGGTCGCACATGTTTGTAGTCCTTCTGCGTTCCAATGAATTTGAAGACCAACCATTCGGGCCACTCTTCCGGGTATTCACTACCTTCATCTTTGAACGACTTGTGACGGTATCTAAACTCGCCCATGTAAAGTGGGTCAAACTTCCACACAACTCGGTCGCCTTCCATGTAGACTTCCCAACCGTCTTGATTGATGATTCTTCTAGGGTGCGGGTGTTCCACATCTTCCAAATCATCAATGTAGGTTGGTGCGCTCATCATTTTGTTCCAATCATTTTCATTGTATCTCATTGTTTTTCCTCCTTATCTAAGTAGTCGGGGTAGCGCCAGCAACGGCCAACACAATACCCTTCGGGGATGAGTTTGGTTTTACAGTTAGGAGTTTTGTAATTACCAAATACTGTGAACTTTGCATGTCTTCTTGTGGTGGCTTTATCCCAATCCAGCCACACTCCATCAATAGAAGCAAGCCGTTCAATTTCATCAATGACTCTATCCAAGACTTCCTTCTTTTGCTCGTCCGTAATCAATCTCGTTCGTTGCGTGAGTAGGTCACGATACCATGCTACAAGGTAGGCTCTCGCCATGTGGCTTGGATTCTCCACCATCACGGAGTTGTGAAGGCACGGAAGGAGGGGCAAACTGCCCTCAATCTTCGTGACTTTGACCTCTTCACCGCTCATTTCAATGGGCGGCAAATTTGGCCATTTTACGGGGTTAGAGTTTGACACTTTTCTTGCGATGAGCCTAGGCTCAGAGGCCAACTTTTTGATTTCTTGAAGGCCCGATTTTAGGTCGTCTTCAAAGATGGGGATGCAATAGTAAGGGACACCGTTTTCGTCCGAAGATGAGAGGTTCACCGTGTTGGGGACTCTCCTCAATCGGGTAGTTTGTCCTACTCGGTCGTCCAAGGTAGAGCCTTCCGGTAAGAGTCCCTTGATGATTCGGTGGAACGCTTGGATATTCCGAATGTCGTCGGTCACTTCACCATACACAAACAGGTGGAAGCCCTTACCGGAGAAAAACATGGTGTGTAAATAGTCATGATTGTTGATGTAATCCACCACGACTTTCAAATCTTCAAACGCCTGCTCCAAGTTACCATCATGTGCATCAAAATCTAAGAACACTCTGTCAAGAATTACAGAGGCTTCAATCTTAGCCGTTTCAGCAAAGGCGGCGAAATCGTAAACACTAGTGTAAACATTCGTGCGATTGTTGAATTCTTTGATGAACGAAATGTATTCATTCTTCGTCTTCACTATTTTTCTCTTCATCTGTGGTGCGTTCTTGATGTGACTCCCCGCCCACACTTCTCTCGGAAACTTCATTTTTATTACCTCCAAAGTTAATTGTTGCTTCTTCTAGCATTTGCATTACTACTCCTGCTATCTCTCCGTTTAGTTGTGTCTTAACGATGTGCCTAAAGGCATCTTCAATCGTATAGCCAACTAATCCTTCGTTGATTTTAGTTTCTCTTACTAACTCAAACCTATCAATAAGTTTGGACTCGTTGTAGATTTCATCAGCAAGATAACTGACTGTTTGCTTGATGTTGGAAATTTCTTTGAATGTCCAATCTCTTGCAAGAACCTTTAATTTAATTTCCTCACTATTCATTCCATCACAACCAAGTTTGTTCGTCACAGATTGGGAAGAAGGAACAATGCATACAAGTCTTCGCAAAGAATTTCTCCGGATAGGATTGGTCTTCATAAGCCTTAATTAATCTAGCAATGGACTTCATTAATGCAGTCGTGGTAGCCTTGACAACCTTCTCGCAAAAGAAATGGTTGGAAACAGGATAATACCAAGACCAATGCGTAACGGGAATGTTTGGTTCCATTCCAGCATTACGCAGAATAGCGTCCGAAGAATTCTCAATCATGAGTTTGTAGAAAGCCATTTCCTTTCGCATACTCGTTTTCTTGTAGTCCTTCCAAGCACCGGTCTTGAATTCCATTGGAATGAACCCACCATCTTCCAAGAATACACGGTCAATGATTCCCTGCAAGTGGACTTTGTAATCTCGTCGTAGAGGGTTCTTTGGGTCTGTATTGGCACGAATCCAAATCTCGCAATCAAGTTTACCTTCATTACAAGCAGGAAGGTAAGAGTCCAATTTATCTTCATTCCTAGCATCAATGAAGCGTTGTGCTTCAAAGAGTGCAATGTCGGCGTAGTCGTAGAAGTAGTCGTCGTCTTCCGGGAAAAGCGAGGTGCAGTAGCCTACAACTTCGTCGGGAGTCATGCCTTCTGCCTTCTTAATGTCAAAATCGTTGAAGAAGTCTTCACGGGCATTGTGCATGATGGTTCCCTTTCGCATGGCTTCTGTTTGGTCAATAGGGCGGCGTTCCACATACGAGAATTGGTATTTCTTTGGACACCACTCAAAGGTTCCAAGTGAAGACTTTGTAATCTTCAAGATGGGTTCTGTGGGGTCGTCGTAGTTTTCCGGTAACCATTGATAGGTATATTCATCCATCGCTTCAATATCTGCATTGTATTTTTCTTCGTTATTCAAAACCATTCCTCCAATGTTTTCATTTTTGTTCGTATTTTATTTGTGTCCCAATTCATAGCCTTGTAGATAGGCTCGGCTTTCTTGACGACTTGCTCGGCATAGTGCGCCCAATCGGGAGTAAATTGTTGTAGTTCCTCAAAGGTCCTACCAGCAACATAAGTTGCTTCTACTGCTTTTCCGGTAATCGGATGGATGAAGTGGCCTACAGGCTTCACCCGAATGTGGACATAAGAATCCACATCAAGAGGCAAACCGTTCTGCTGATGCGCCCAAATAAATCCAGCACTACCAGCACTATAGGTTGGCTTCTTTCCATCTTTTGTTCTAAGGTGGCTAAAGTCCTTGCCGCACTTGGAACAGTAAGCATCAAACTTGCCTCCAGTATGTTTCCTGTAGGTTTGGAATGCGGTCGTTTTCCTACCACAAGAACACTTTAGGTCAAAGTTTTCGGGCTTAAAGCGGCTTCTTTTGACAATATCTGTAAAGTCAACTTCACCTCTCTTGACCTTAGAATACAGGTCGTTGAGGTAATTGTTGATTTCATCAAAGGGCTTCTGTTCAACCCACATCATCAACACCGTCTTTTGAATGTCCTTAGCAAACTTCGTTTCAGCGAGTTTCTTTGCAGTAAAGCCCGTCATTGCAAACTTAGGCTCCTCAAGCCAAACACCGTCAAGCCAAGATACAAGACCAGCATTGCGATTCTTTGTCGTTCCAACACCGAGGCTAGAGTAGAATTTTTCAAACTCTAAAACTACGGGGTGTTGTTCCAATCCCAAAACATTGGGAAAGATTTTACGAACCTCGTCGTTAATCGTAGCAATGGTTTCTTCTGCTTTCTCTACTGATTCGCATTGAACATAGATGGAGTCCGTGTGTCCGTAAACGACTTTCACGGAGTCCACTCCTTATCTTCGCCTCCACTAGAGAGTAAAGCCAAGGCTAATCCTCCCGTTGCGACTGCGGCAGTTCCAATAATTGCAATTTCCAATAATTTTCCAATCAATTTGTATTCCTCCTCATTTTTCTGTAACAACTGTAACATATTTTGTAGTTGGGGTGTAGGGTTTTCGCCCATTCGTAGCAAACCCTACAATGCATTTTTCTTCGCCTCTTCACAGGTCTTACATTTGTGTCCGGTAAATAATTCCGGCTTATGCGCTAATGGTTTTTCGCACTTCATCATTCTAGCCTCCTTGCAACAAAAGCGGCCTCACGGATGGCCTCTCTAGCACTAGCGGTAATGCTCGCCGCTAAATCCTTATTGCTCCAACCGAATCCTCGGAATGCGAGAATCCCGTAGAAAGAAGCCATGAGCCTCTTGACGGCCATTTGGTTGTTGTTCCACTTGACCTCTTCATCCTTGTCCCCTGCATCCCTAGCGGCCTTCATTTCAGCCTTGTAGGTGTTGCGGAGAGCCTTCAATTCAAGAAGGGAGCGAGGCAACAGACCCAACTCATCCGTCTTGAAGTAGACCATGTTCGGCGTGTATCCTGCCGGGAGAGGGCGCAGATTTTGAGGCATGTTCAAGTCAGCGCCGAAAGGGGTGGGTTCATCGCTGATGGTTTCAAAACTGATGTTCCGGGCGATAATCATTGAAGGATACAGGCCAGCAAAGTCAAAGGCGGCTACATTGAGGTGCAGTCCATTGGTTCCCTCGTCCAATGGATTGTAAATCATAGCACCCGAATAGGACAAAGACTCGCCACACTTCTTGCAGGTCTTCAACTGTTTGTCCTTAGGATTCTCATGACCGCAACTATCGCAAATCTTGACCTTCAACCTCACTCCTGTTTTACACTTCCAAGAAGCGTTTCGCATGAAGTAGATAGAACCCATGTGAGAAGCAAAGAAGCACGACTCAAAGGGAGCCTTTAGCAATCTTTGAAGTGCAATAATCGCTTCACTACAATGGTTTTCTTCGTCAATCTTTCGCAACAACTCTACATCAACAATGGTGTATTGCAAGTAAGCGTATTGGTCTTCCAGCCAAGCCCTTGTATAGAATTCATTGGGGTCAGTAAACTTCGTTTCAATGTATTTCCCTTCACCAAAAAGCGTCTTGGAAACATAGTCCAAAGCAAGACTAGGGAGCGTTCCTCGTTGTGCGTCGTTCCATTGCCGTTCAAAGGCAACATCAAGATTGAGCATCAGCATACCTTTGACCGGTTGTGCGATGGGAGAGTAGCCGTCCTTCTTGGTAAAGTAAGGCTCTCCATCATCGTAGCGGATACCGTCAATGATTCCCAAAGGTGAAATTACAGATGGGTCAATACGATTCTCGCAACAACGGTCCAACAACTTGGGCAAGTCAAACTTCAAACCAAACCAAGCAATCATCATGTCGGGTCGTTCTTGAACAAGGAAATCAACAAAATTCTGTAGCATTTCCCTTTCGCTACCAAAGACTCGCATAGCGGTGGGGCCGTAGTTTTCTACTTCGGGTTGACCATGCTCTACAACAGTCCCATTAGGATACCAAACCCAAAGCGTGTGGTTTTGAGAGAAGTTATCGTAGAGTCCAATCGCAGTAATCTTACCGTCATGGTCCCCTCCACCCTGAAGCCATTCCATATCCCAATAGTATTTCTTGAGTTTGTAGGTTGGCATTTCTTCAATCTCATCAACGGCATAACGATTCACCAAAGAAACATCTGCTTCGTAAGTCATGTCACCATTACGAGGGTGCATGAAGGCTTTCTTGGCGCTATTGAGATGAGAAGGCTTGTCGTAGAACACTTTCTTGAGAGCCTTACCATCAAGAGTAAACCATTCGCCATTGTGTGGTCCGTAGGTAAAATCACGCTTCAAAGCGCCATGCTTGTAGGAGTTGGCTTGGCGATAAGAAGCAGGAACGAAAAAATATGGTTTGAATTCCTCTTCGTTCTCAATTCTTTTTCCATCTTGGTTTCTGTAGCAGGTATAGATTGTGTCTTCTGTATTTGCAATTATCATTGATATTCCTCAGTATTTTTACTCAATGTGAGGCGCACGAATAAGGAACCGATTTTCATTTAGTAAAAGTAATGGAAATTCATCTCTCATGTGGAGAACGAAGTTTTCATTGAAGAACTTGTGAAGTGGTCCGGTATAGGACACCGTGGCGTCCTCCCCAATGTGGCGCTCGTTTTGTTCAATGGTTAGTTGTTGGTCGTATGACTTCAAACCGTTTCGGGCAGAGATTCGCAAGTTGCTATCCTTGAAGTCAAAGGTAGTGTAGCCTCCACCAATCAAGTCACACATATCGGCTGAATTCTTGAAACTCTCAACATCAACCGTGCATCGTGCTTCAAAAGCAGTCCCGTTGAAGGAAGGCATGGCGGTGTTGGATGAGTCAACTACAAAGTCCATCTTCTTGACATTGTTGATGGTGTTGATGTGAGAGTGTTCACGAAGCAATGGTAGTGTCACTTTGCCTTCGGAAACGATACACAAGTGGTTGTGTAAGTCCTCTTCTGTTGAGATTTGGAGTGAAACTTCACCCTTGATTTTCCTCAAAAATTTGAGAACCTCGTCCCCGTCAAAGGCACAGGAAACAGAAGGTCCTCTAACATCAACAGTATCTAATTCAAGACGAGCGATACAAGTCGGGTCTGCATTCCAAAGCATTACACCTTGTCCAACAGAACCTTCCAAGAGGATTTGACTACCGAGAGAACCACTCTTCTCACCATACTTACCCTTCATCATGAGGTCGTTAATGGAGTTGGCTAGAGTCTTGCTATCACAAGTAATGAAAATCAAATTCTCATCTCCTTGATTTCATCAATACCGTTCCATTGAACGCTTCCGTCACGATTAATCGTCAAGAAGTTGAAACGCTTACCGACAAGAACAGGGTGATATTTACTGCTCTTGACTTCCGCTTGGTATTCTGTTCCTCTTGCCGTCACTCTTTGAGTTGTCTTCAAGACCGAGTGGAGATGAGAATCCCATCGGTTCCAAATTGGAGCAGGGGCTTCATCACGGAACGGTGGCTTTGTGTGCGTAATGTAAATGCGGTGACAGTCAAGAGAAAGCGACTCCTTCAAGACTTCACGGTAAGGCTGGTTTCGTTGGAACCAATCTTGTTGAGCCTTGGCTTTCATGGGTCGCATTCTTGAGTTTTCCATCCCGGTCATATACAAAGTGCAGTAGTCCAGCCACGAATCTACACCGTCCCAAACGAACAGAATTTCTTCGCTTGAATTTTCAATCTCTTGGCGAACAAGAGCAATGAAGGAACGAATGTTCCCTTGTGTTTGGTAAGGAAGGAAGTTACCTTCTTCGTCTTCTGCGGCAGGGTTGAAGATTACAATGCGGTCTGTAGCATCGTAGTTTGTCTTCCAAGTTGGGACTGCGCCAATGTCACAGTCAAGGTAGTAGGTCTTGAATGGAGTATCCATCGTAAGGCCGGATTTACCGGTCTTAGCATCCCCTTCAATTCCAAGACACACCTTGTTCTTACTTGTCTTTGCCGTTTGCTTCTGCTTGGCGATGAGTGCTTGAATAGCATTCACATCAATCGCTGTTTCTTTCATCTTATTGTTTATCATAATTTTCACCTGTATTCTTTCCATTGTTTAATCAGTTTGTCTACTTCTTCTTGTTGTTCTAGGATAAAGCGCACTTCTTTTGTTCCGATGTGCATCTTAATGTGGAAGTTGTTGTCGTCCCAATTTTGCTTCATAGTAATGAAGTCAACATCTCGCAAATCCACAATCCACTTGTCTTGAGCGGATACATATTCTTGCTGGTAGTCAATCATTCATCCACACCTCCAATCGCTTTCATTCGCTTAAGGAATTCGTAAAACTCTGTATGGTTTACCAATTGCAGAATCTTACCACCACTAGAATAAATCTTGAGCATGACCATGTTATCGGGTTCAATGTCCCAAGAAACATGTTGAATCCTACTAAAGAGAATAAACGCTTTATCTGTCATTATTGCATTGTCGTAAAATTTCATTATAGTCACCTGTAAAGGATAGGGCATTGCACCCATCCGAGCGTCAAAATCTCCACGGCTCACGCTTACGCCGCCCAGAGGAGGACACCTAAACCCCCTTGGAGTGGGATTAGAACCAATCAAGGTTCTCTTCGGTTGCCTCCGAAATCTCCACGACTTGGCCACGGCGCTCCACTACAAGGAGGCCTGCCGTGTTAATGGTAACGGGTTGAAGGCCCTCGTCGGTTTCCCGCTGAGAGGTTCGTCCAACCACCATCACAAGCGAACCGATGCCGAAATCAATCTCAATGTTTTGAGGAATCCAGCAAGTCGTCATGCCGTCTTCTTCGTAGTCAAAGTCGGCTTGAAGGTCGGTAATGTTGATGATGCGGTTGCCGTTAGCAGTTGCAGTCATGTTGATGTTGCACACCGTTCCCGTGGTGATAACGAACCTATCCGTAGAAGGACGGTCGCCAAGTTCCACATGCTTCTCCTCAAGAGAACCAAGATAAGCCACATTATCGGGCAACTTCTCGGCCATGAGTTGAGCCATGTTGATGTTGGAAACATTGCGGTAGAGGTCCCCGTTGGGGTCTTCGTCGTCGTTCATCCGAAGGCTACCAATCGTCTTGTCGGTAAATCCGTAGATGAAACCATCACGGTTACTGTCCTTAATGACAACCATACTCAACCAAGAGAAGGTCTTTGGCGTGAAGTCAATACCGCCTTGGTTCTTGTAAGAGAACTTGTAAGCGGTGTAGTCTTCGTCGTCGTCAACCTTTCCAATGAAGATACCACTACGGCGCATGACCGGGTTAAGAGGTCGTCCGTAGTTTTGGTTCTCTCCACCATTTTGGTAGCGGGGTTGGTTGTCAAGGGGAATGATGATTGAACCATCTTCCAAGTGCTGAACGCATTCGGGAAGATTGGCAACATTCTTCTCTTGGACTTCTCCGTTATGACAACGGGAAACAGAGTAGAATCCGTTTTCCTTCTCTTCCACGATGGCGACGAAGCCGCTCTTGTGAGCGTTGAACGGGTCGTTCTTCCACTCCTCTACTGCACGGCGTCGGTTGTATTCGTTCAAATCTCTTGGCTCCTCAAGAGAGATGAAGAATCCAAAGGCTTGCTTAGCAAGACCACCTTTCTTCTGCGTTTCGTTCCCGGATTTTTGGTTTCGGATTTGTTGGGCGGCGTAAGAGCGCCAAAGAGCAATAGCCATCGGACTATCGCTCGTCACCCCGTTCTCCTTACAAATTTCCTCGTATTTCAATTGAGCATCCTCAACGGGGATGTTCAACTTCTCTGCGGCTTTCACAATTTCGTTTTGCATTTATTTTTTCCCTCCTATATTAGTTGGCCCACCATCCATGATGCAAGTAATTTCGGGGTCATGCTGGTGGAACGCCATTCTCCCTCTCCAATCACTCGCAGGAATTTCAGTTTTGTATTTGATTCAAGGTCACACTTGATAATGTATTCATGAAGACCAACGCAGATTTCCTTAACGGAACGGCCTGCGTAGATTGCTTGATGTATCTTTTCAAGTGAACCATTTACATTTTTATCCATAATTTGTTTTACTATTTCTTCGTATTCGGTTAGACCCTTTTCCAACTGTCGTGTAAGTGTCGTCCCCGTTACCACGCTCGCCTGTAACTCGGTGAGTGTTCTACGCAAATCACCTTGAAGAGAGTATATGAACTCTCCTAATTGGTCTTCGGGAAGGTCATGACCCTCCTTACGCAAAACCTGTTTCACTACTCGCAAAACAAGGTCAAGTGGTAATGGTTTGAAATGGTAATTCGCACAACGGCTCTGTAGTGCGTAGATGATTTTGTTACGGTCATTGCAGGTAATGATGAACCTTACATTGTCCGAGTATCGCTCCATGATACGCTTGAGTGCGTTCTGTGCGTCGTTGGTCATTCCATCCATCTCATCCAACAAGATGATTCGGAAGGGAATGTTACCCATCGTTCCGCTTTGGGCGATTTCCTTAATCTTGGTGCGAACAGTTTCAAGTCGCCTATCATCGGAAGCATTCACTTCAAAGTAATTCTCTTTAGCGTATTGCCCAAGAATTGCTTGAGCCAATACAAAGGCGATTGATGTTTTCCCTGTTCCCGGTTGTCCGTAAACAAGAACATTGGGCATGTTTTTCATTTCAGCCCAAGACTCTGCATCCATTACAAAGTGTTCTTGTCCTACAATTTCATTCAGTTTTGTTGGTCTGTATTTTTCTGTCCATAGCATTTTTATTCCTCATTTTTATTCTTCTTCTGCTTTCGCTTTTTTGTTGATTTATTCTTTTCCTAAATTCGGGGTCTTTTCTCATTCTTTCCCTGCGTCGTTCGGTTATTCTACGATGTTTTCTCCTAGTATTCATTTGCTCTGCAACGCAGAAGAAATCACCATACATGCCTTCTTGAGCAAGTTGGTAAAGCGTATCAAATTGTTCTTCTGTTATGTCCTTCCAAAGACCATAATGAATGAAATTCTTTGTATGCCTCAACTGTAGTGCGACATTGGGAGCAATATCAAAAACATCTGTTAAGAAAACTGTTGTTTCGGTATAATCCATTATGATTCCTCCAAATTAATTTCAATGAACCTCATGTATTGCATGAAGCAGGTTTGACAAAGAAGAACTTCTTTGCCTCGGACTTGAACGCCATAAAGCGTAAACTCCGGATACTTATTTTTGCAGTAGTATTTACTGCATTTCATGTTGTTGTTACCTTGAGCAAAGGTAAATTCTGCTTCATCAAATGGGTTCGGCATAATATCACTTCAAGGTCCAAGTGTTGGTGTTGGTTTTGTCTTTGTCAACGGACATGAATTCCCGTCCACGAAGAACAGAACCAATCGTGTAGACGCTGATTCGTCCTTTGTATTTGAAGTCCTTATTGAGAATGGCGCTCTCAATTTGAGCGGCGGTTCTCGGAGAACCATCACTCAAGACTTCAACTACTCTTCTCTTCAACCAATTGTTTCTATTGCTTCTCGCCATTGTCTTCATCCTCCAACTCGTATTCTGTGTTTCGTCCTGTGCCTATCTTTCTAAACGCTTTACCTTTGAGAATTGAACCCAATTGGTTAGATGTAACTCCCCATTTTGTGTTCGTGTTCATGTAGTCTGCGATTTGGGCGATTGACTTTCTACCCGTTTTCATGTATTCCTTTATCATTCGTAATTGTCGCTTGTTCATTGAAAATCACCTAGCGTAACTTGTTTGACTCGCTTGCGTTCCTTTGGTTTTCGCTTTTCACCGAGTCCCATCAGTCGGCATTCTTCGTTGTTGTATTTGCTCTTGGCGTATTTGTAGAAGTCTTCGTCTTCCAACAACTGAACAAAGAGTCGCTTTTCGTGGGGTTGAAGGCCAACTCGCTTCAAGAGTTTAGGCACTTTGGAATAGGAGCCACGCTTAGGCATACTTGGCCTTCGGAAGAATTTACCGTTATGTGAGTAGGCTAGCATTTCGTAGAAGTAACGCTGGCTCCAACGCCTCTTCACGACACCATCAACAAAGAGAATCTTGTTGGGGTGAATGTTCTCGGCAAGCCAAGATACAACTTGCGTATCTGCTGGTTTGTTGTAAAGCAATAATTCACGAATCTTTTCACGGTCAGTATCACGAAGATATTCAGTCATTAAAGAGAATATATCTCGTTCGTAAGTAAACGGTTCTTCGCTTCTTGGTGCTAGAGATTTAATTTCTTCTTGCACATATTTCTTGGAACCGACTTTACGCATCTTAGTAATTCTTTTAATTTCAGCAGGGATAGATTTCTGATTCCTAGAAGTCAACAAAACTTTACCACGATAACTACGAATAATACTAACGATTTCTTTTGTCATCGGTTTGTAATCAATATCCTCTATGATGATTCCTAATTCTTTTGGAACTGAGTGTATGTCAGAAATCTCCACCTCGTTCGCAAACATGTAAAGTGCGTTTGGAAGCAAATTTCGCACTTTCGTAGTCTTGCCGGTTCCTTCCTTTCCGACGAAAACTTCCGCTCGTTCATTGTTCATGTTCGTTAGACCCATTCTCATACCCCATTATTTCAAATATTTTTTCTAGACCTTCCAAGGTCTTGTGGCCTCCTTCCTCTAGGATGGCCATGACTTCTCTAAGAACAGGAAGCCCTTTTCCATTCAACTCATCCATGCTTTCCGGAATAATTTCTAGAATTCTGCGACAAGCCTTCTTGCCGAGAATGATTCTAAAGTGACCCGATTCGTAGTAAGGCACTTGCAATTGTTGAAGGGTTCTTTTGATGGCGACAATCATGTTTTCATTTGAAGAGATAGAGCCGCTAACAGAAACGCCGTAGCCAATCGCTGAATCGTGATTGAGTTTGATGTTCACTCTGTATTTGGCTTTGATGAGAAGCATTCCAATCAATTGTTCTTTGGTAATCATAGTATCACCTAGAACATGTTGATTACATCGGTAATTGTGTCAATCTCGCTCAATACCTTGTCCTCTCGGAAACGAACCTTTCGTGGAAAGCGCAATCCGAAAGTCCCCGACTTGTTTTTAGTAACTGCATCAGCCGTCACCTCAATAATAACGCTAGGAACAAAGGAATAGATTTCCTTGTTGAAACCTGTAATTATGCGCCGTAGTTTGTTCGTCAACATCGTCAATTCTTCGTCCGTGAATCCATTGCCCACTCGTCCAATCTCGGTGTAGCCGCTATCGGTCGTTGGGTCGGCAACGCCAATGACAAAGGTAGCGAAGACATTCTTCTTGGAATGCTCGCCGTATTCGGCCCCTAGAATGACCACATCAAGGTCAATTCGTGGTGGCTTGAACTTCACCCATGTTCGCTTACCGGGTTCGTAGACGCCCTCTAGGTCCTTCACCATGATGCCCTCAAAACCATCAGCAATAGCCCGGTTGTAGAAGGCCAAGAAGTCGCCGCCGATTTGACGGAGGGACAAATCCTCAACCATCAAAGGTTCATCGTCAACCGCCTGTAGTCTTGTTTCCAAGTCCATGTTCAACAAGCCTGCATCTTTGTAGTAAAGACAATCAAAGATAACCCACTTGACAGTAACTTTTTGTGCGTCTTCCCAAGATTTGGAATGAACTCTTGTTCCCATCTTCTTGTGGTCATCGGGAGAACCATCGCTACGAATGGGATAAATCTCGCCATCAAGAATGAAACGCTTCTCGTTGTATTGTTTCACTCGCTCAATTACATCGGGGAATTGGTGGTTGACGATTTTACCACGGCGATTGAAGACGATAACGGAATCACCATCACGGTGAATTTGATACCGGTTGCCGTCATACTTCACATCATACATGACTTTGGATGGCCATTGGTCTTGTGGCTTCACTTTAGCCAACATTGGCTTGATGAATTTACCATGCGCTAACTCCATTGGAGGGGTTTGACCCATACCGTAGTAAACAACAACTTGGGAAAGACTGTTCATTGTGCAATCTCTCTTGACTTCTACAACCTTCTTACCATAGTGGTTGGCTACTGCTTTTTGGATAGAAGGCATACCCAATCCGTTGTTGGGAGTGCGAATCCAAAACTTGGTGAACCACTTACGCTCAACATCGGACATGTTCAAGAAAATCTCCTTGACTACATCAAAGGCTTGCGCTCTAGAGGAGCAATCCATTTCTAAGAGAGAATTGATTTGACGAAGGCTGAATTCTTCTTCTCCATCTGTAGTGTCCATCAAGTAAACGGCCTCGCCAATATCATTGGTGGCCGTGTAAAGTTCTTCCAACTCATCGGGGAATACTTGAAAGAAATCAGCAATCCACTTCTTTGCAGTAGTGATTGCAATGTTGTTCTTTGCTAAGTCCATCGTGAGGAGTTTCACCAATTGTTCTTGGTTAAAACTCCCCATTTCCCTTGAAAGAAGACGAACTTGTGTTGTCGGCTTCTTCTCGTAAAGTGCTTCCATTAGTATTGCTAGTTTCTTGAATGTCATCGTAAATCAACTCTGTATTTTCATTTATTGTTATAATTAATTCTTGTATGTGTTTCGCCATCTTGGGCTTGACTTTGGAAAGCGACCAAAGATATTTGGCCAATGCTTCCCATTCACTCTTCTTCATCTTCACCACCGTTTGCAAGAGTGATTTCGTGGTGAATGCGGTTGATGTTTTGCATCATCGTCTGTAGCACTTGTGCGAGGTCTTCACGACCAACAGACATAGCGGCCATTTGCATGTAAGTCATTGAACCCAACATCATGGGAACTGAAATCCGATTGAAGGTTCCGCCTACAATCAATGACCAATGAACAACGAATGCACCACGAACATGTTCGCTTGTATTCTGCACCGTTGGCCAAGTGTTTGTGAAATCTTTCTGTAAGTGCTTCGGCACTTTGTTTTGTGTTGCGATTGCCCATCTTGCGAATTCCTTCGGGCTTTGCATAATCAGTAGTATTTTGCTCAATTTCATTTTATTCATCTCCAAATGTTTGTCGTCCGTGATACATGCAGAATTCGTATTGGAGCATTCGTTTTACCCAAAGGGCTTGCTCTCCAATAACAACGGGAGCGGATAGAACGGTCTTCTCGCACCCTTCAAATTTGCATTTGTAAGGGTATTTCGTCATTCTTCTTCACCATCCAACAACTTATTGAGGAGGCGTCGGAGAACCTTGGCCTCGTTCATGTTCATACGAATGCCTTTTCTTGTTGGTTTGTCGTCCCTATACCAACGAACATCTAACACTTTGATACCGTAGTATTGGCCTTGGTGAATCTTCATCTCGTCCTTAGGACTGCGAACGATTCTACCTTTGAATTCCAATCCTTCACTCAAGCATCCATCCCTCCTTGAATTTCTTCAACTCCTTTCGTGAAACAAAATAGCGGGGAGTATCAAGCGCATCAAGGCGATTCACAACCCAACAAGCACCACCAAGACTAGAGATTTGAACAATCTCGTATTGGCCATCGCTAATTTCAATGACTTCTCTTGTATTGATTTCGGGCGTCAAGCCATACATTCGGGTAATCTCGCTTGCTACTTCGTGAATGTTGTCAACGACATACTTGATGATGTGCGCTCTTTGAATAGGAATCTTAGGCGCTACATCAATCTCAATGAATCCCTTCTTATCACAAACTTTGCATTTGTTTCCTTCACAAATAGGACAAACAATTTGCGACTTGTGCGGTGCAGGGAGTGTGACTGTAACGGCCCTCTTCATGATACTCATTCCTCAGTAAGGACGGCAACTTCCGTGGTTAAGAACATGATGGCGATTGACATAGCGGCGGAAAGACTGCTCTTTGTAACCTTCACCGGGTCAATAACGCCAGCATCAATAAGATTCTCAATCTCCCCGGTCTTTGCATTAAATCCTACAAAGTCATTGGGAAGAATCCTATCCCAAGACTCGGAAGATGCATCGGCATTTCGGAGTAGAACTTCTGTTGGAGTCATGAACACATCGGAAAGATACAGAGGAACGCTCTCTCGTTGCCGTAGAAGCGAGAAAGCCTTGAGGAGGCCCAAACCCCCACCGACAATGACGCCTTCCTGTAGAGCGGCCTTGGTAGCGTTGAGAGCGTCATCTAGGCGCTCCTTGGTTTCACGCAACTCTACGCTTGACCCACCACCCACTCGGATGACGGCCACGCCACCCTTGAGTCTAGAAATGCGAGTGGTCAAACGCTCTCTAATCCAATCGTTGGTAGCAGACTTGTATAACTCAGTAAGCGAATCAACTCGCTCCTGCGTGTCTTTGCCGGAACCGCCAACAATGGTAGTATTGACTTGGTTGAGAACAACTCTATCGCACTCACCAAAACAATCTTCGTCAACAATGCGAAGGTCGTCCTTGGCTTCATCGGAATACAACTTACCACCGACAACTGCTACAATGTCTTTCAACTCATCTAATCTAGCATCGCCGTGATTGGGTGCTTCACAAACACCGACTTGCACTCTACCTTGAACAACATTCGCTAAGAGATTAGAAAGTGCAGAACCTCTAATGTCAGCGCAGATAATCAGTAATGGTCTGCTCTGCGAAGAAGCGTATTCCAATGCTGGAAGAATATCTTGGAAGTTAATGATGAATTTGTTCGTCGTAAAGATGAGAGGCTTCTCAAGAACGCAATCGCCGTTGTCTTGATTGGAAAAGAGATGACTGATGTAGCCGTTCTCTAACTCAAGACCTTCCTTCAACTCGTATTCGGTGAGAAGGCCGTGGCCCTCTTCAACGGCAATCACACCATCTTTACCAACATGGGAAAAGACTTCTGCGATGAGTTGCCCAAGGAATTCATCGTTGTTGGCGGCAATAGTAGCAATGTCCACAACATCATCATCAACAACTTCTGTTGAAATCTCATCAAGAATTGACAACATTGAGTCACGAACCTGCTCCAACTCCAAACGAGTTTGATGAACATTGGTAACTTGGAATTCAGCCAAGGCGTTGCACAAGGAGCGAGCCAAGATACAAGCAGTTGTTGTTCCGTCGCCAGCCTTTGACTGAGCCTTGAGAGCAAGGTTCTGCACCAACTGAACACCCATTTGAACGAACGGGTCCTCATGGCTTACATGTCGTGCAATCGTTACGCCATCGTTAATGACAACGGGAGGATTGCCTTGCAGGATTGCCGTTCTTGCTTGAGGTCCGAGCGTAGGGCTAACCGTATCAGCAACGAGATTGATTCCCTGCAACAACTTCTCTTTGACTTCATCGTTGAAAAGAATCATTCAATCACCTCTGCGAGTCCGTAGATTTCGTCAAAGGGAACAAAGAGAAAACCTTCGTTCTTCTTTGCCTTCTCAACAGAGAAGTAAACAGTTCTTCCAACGAGGGAGGAGTCTTGGTTGCAATCAATAACGGTCCCTACGGTTTCTTCTTGTGTCACGATTCCATAGGTGCTTCTGCTTTCCTTTGCTTTTACAACCACCCAACTTCCAACGGCTTTCATACGAACACCAAATGACTGAGAGTATTTATTCTCTCCTAAGAATCACTTCTGTTCCGCAACCGACGCACTTGCCTTCTTCAATCCGATTCATGTAGAGAACCAATCCGCAGTTTTCGCAAGTGGTAATCTTCACGCTTCCATCTCCGAAACCATATTGGAGAATTCCCATTGGTGGAACATCTCATGCGCTCCTAGAAAGCCACCTGCTTGTCGGATAGGGCCGATGAATCTTGCACTACAAATGCGGCAGAAGACAAGAACAATTCGCTCGTCCTCAAAGCGCCCATCGTCGTTCTCGTAAGAAACAACTTCTCCTAGGTCCTCTTCGGTGTAGGTCATTCCTCTTCCCTCCCACAATTGCAGAGTTTTGCAATCCTGTAGAAAACACCACAGGAACTACAAGGAGTTGGGATTGCTCCACACATTACTCTCCACCCCAAGATTGCGTTCTAGTGTGTTCTCCGTCATTGAAAATCATGAGTTGCTTAGGCACATCTTGGCTCCAATAACCGTAGTGTTCAAGCCCGCCGAGAACATACGCTTCCTTCATCTTTGGTCCCCAAATAGAAACCGTGCGAATGTCGGTCCCGCTAAAGTAGGCGGCTCCGAAGGGATGGGTGTGAATCCAACACTTGATTGGTAACTTCATCCCAACAGGGTTGATTTGAAAGTCAACATAGCCCGGTGAACCTGTAGAAACATGAGCAATATCGTTGTCGTCAATAACGACTTGAACCTCAAGTTTAGGAAGAATCATTGTTGATGCTTCCCAAATGGCGGCGTGGAAGGTTTGACTGTCGTAAGTAGCAGGACTGTTCTCATCACAAGCCAATTCCCAAGCCTTCTTGACAAAGGCTACCGCTTGTTCTCGTTCTTCCAGCCTTCGCTCAAAGGCCCTAATGTTTTCTTCTTCGTGTTGTTGATACCATTCTCCACTTCTACTCATTTGTTTGCCCCCTTTCCATACAACTCATCGTAAATGAACCCGTTTTCAGTTGAGCCATTCTTCACAAGTTCTGCTTGTGTGCCGCAGACGACACACCAATAACGCTTCGCAAAACGGTGTTCGGGTGACTTGATTGGTTGAGCGGTTGTTATATCAACTGCCCAAGTTCCTTCAATACCGCCAAGGCAATGACATTTTTTCTTGATGTTTCCCGTTTCACGCATTGCTTTGATTCGCATTGCCCGGTCGTGATTTTTCTTTCTCACGGTTTCTTCTTTCATTCTTCTTCCCTCATTTTCTTGAAGTATTCCATTGACTGAATTCGTGCTTGACGCATACCAAAAGCAGTCGTGATGATGTTTTGCACCGTATGAATGTGGTGCGGGTCAAGACCCGTCATTGCCCCGTGAATACGAATAGCAGTAACAAAGTCGTTGCAATCAATACAAACTCTACCATTGTCTTTCGTGACGAATGGATAAGGGTTGTTGGATTGGTAGTCTTCCATCTCTTGTCCACACAAAGCACACTCCATCATACATTCACCACCCCGAAACCGTTGACTTCTTCATCGTTAAACCAACGCTGAATCCACTCAGCACCCATTCCTGCAATAGCAACCTGCATGAAGTGGACTCCTTTAGCGGAGCCATCCCATGAGTTGCCTTGACAAGAGAAGGAGCCTTCGGGACCGGCCAGCATGGTATCATACATGGACGGGTCAGCCTTGTAACTAATGTAGGCGGCGTTACGGCCTTGCGCTCTCAAGTCAAGCCAAGGAATGTTTGCCCGGTAGAGCATTCGTCGTGCGGCAAGATTATCCACACAACAAACCACCAAATCGTAGCCCATGATTTGCTCATCAGTCAAGATTGGGAACTTGCTAGGTGATAGCACAAAGCGGTCACGCATCGCCATCACTTTCAACTTACCAACATCTTCCTTGGAGAAGTTTTGGTAGGTCAAGTTCTTCGTTTCAACAGTATCGGGGTCGCTTACAGTCAACTTGTAAAGACCCGTCTTATCCAAAAGCGGCACTAGGAAACTCCCAATACCGCCTGCTCCAATAATCAATATTTTTCTCATTTTTATTCCTCCTTAAATCAAATACTCCCATACTAAAAACAAACCAAGAATGCCAAAAACAAGTGCGGCCTTCTTCATGTTTTGAACAGGATTAATGTCCAAAATCATAGCACCGACTCTATTATCCAACCAAAAACTACTATCATCAATTGTGAAACTTGTCCACTCTAAAGCACTATCAATGGTTGGATGACAGAAATGATACCAATAACCATCAGTCACAATAAATCGGTATTCATTCACATTGGCAACCGAAGCCAAGAAATCTTCTACTTGTTCAATACCTTTATGAGTTTGATTTGGTGCTTCTGCTTCAATCAACCATTTAACAGGTGCTTTATGCCCTTTAAAGGAAACGGTTAACAGATAGTCCAAATATTTGTTTTTATTTTCAATAGTCTTAAAGTGAGGTTCTCTGCTAAACTCTACTTTACGACCTTCCTGCTTTGCACGATTAGAAATAGTTTCAATCATAGGTTCAACTAATAACTCTTGAATAGCAGTTTCGGGTTTAGTTTGAACAAAGAAATGTGCGCTACGCATAAATCCATTATTTAGTAGGGCAGTTTTTCCTTCTTCTGTTAGTTTTTCAAGAAGAGGGGCAAGACTCTTTGAATCAGCATAATAAAAC